CTGCTGGGCGGGGAGGCTGCCGTCGAAGCGGCGCGTGGACGGGGGATCATCCTGTGATCGAAGAAGGCAACAGGCACCACCGACGCGGCTGGGGGTCGGGACCGTCCCGGCAGGCCAACGGGCTGATCGTCGCGGGCGTCGTCCTCAAGGCGTTCCGGCCCGACGACCAGCCCAACCGCAAGGTGTTCAGCGAGTCGTCCATCACGGGGATTCTCTGTCAGGTGCTGGTGTACACGGCCCGCAACCGGGCGATCCTCGACAACGTCCCGGTCGCGCTGCATCGGCTGGGGACCAACGACGCGCACCTGTGGCTCCCCAAGGCCGCGACGATGGACGTGACGGGCGGGGAACTGGTGCTTGATGGCGACCCCGACAGCGGCGTGAGGCCCACCGCGCCCCACAACATGGACGGCGACCACGTCCTCGTCAGCTTCCTCGCCAACGACCTCAACCAGCCGGTCATCACCGGCTTCCTGCCCCACCCCCAGAGCTTCCGCCGCCCGTCGTCCAACAACGCCCTCTACCAGCTTGAGCGGTGGTCCAGGGGCAACCACTTCGCGGTCACCGATGCGGGGGACGTGGTGGTGGACACCACCGCCGCCAGCGACGGCACCCAGGCGGCGGACGGCAGCGAGCAGGCGAGCGCGGCGGCGGGCAACCTCACGCTCACGCTCAAGAGCACGGCGACCGTGAGGATCGAGATCGACGGCTCCAACACGGTCATCGAGGCCGACTCCGGCAAGGTCACCATCAAGGCCGACGCGGTGGAGTTCAACGACCCGGCCCCCGGCGACGGGGTGTGCCGGATCGGAGATGCGACGAGCGGCCACACCCACGTGGTCACGGTCACCGGCACGGCTGACTTGGTCACCGGGGTGGTCACCGCCACCGGCACGGCTGTGATCGCTACGGACACGATGGCGCAGGGCTCCGCTACAGTGCGGGCAGGAGGCTAACCCGGTGCCCTCGCTGCTGCCCGACACGCTCCTTGCGGAGATCGAACGCCAGAGCCGGACCAGGGACAACTGGTACACGGAGGACCGCCCCTACGCGCTGGAGCTACGGGGGCCGGAGTTCGACATTGTCGGGGGGTCGGAAATCTTCGTGCTCCCGCTGGGGCCGGAGCAGTACACCACCCAGGAGCAGTTCCGCCAGTCGGTGCGCCCGACCATCGGCGGGATCGTCGCGGAGGAGAAGGGGACCCTCTGGCGCGTGGTGAACATCACCGGGTCCTTCGGGCTGTTCCCCAAGGTCGCCGCCGACACCACCACGTGGCCGGAGGAGCCGATGCACGGCGAGGCCCTGTCGGGCCCCGGCTGGTTCCGCCGCTTGGAGCGGAACGTCATCGGCAGGTACGCGCAGTTGAAGTCCGACCCCAAGGTCGCCGCCGACGTGGAACTCGTCTGGCATGACACGCGCAAGGACGACCACTGGATCGTGGTGCCGGAGATGATCTCCCTCCGCCGCTCCACGGGCCGGAGGATCCAGTACCCCTACGCGCTCCAACTGAAGGCCATTGCGGACACCGACGCGGTGGACCCGGCCCGCCTCAAGACCGCCGCCCAGTTGGCCCTGGAGGACATCAACCCGCGCAACCTCCGCGTCGTCCAGCAGATCCGCGCCGGCATCGAGCAGGTTCAAGCGGCCATGGACTACGCCTCTGAGGTCCAGGCCCAGATCCGGTACGTGGTGGCCGACGTGGCGACCGTGACGGGCGATCTGGTAGAGGTGGTGCGGTCGGCCCAGGCGTTCGTGGACGGCGTGGCCGACACGATCTCCTCGCCGCGCCAATTCATCTTCCAGGCGACCACCGCGCTCCAGTCGATGCTGGACACGTTGGAGTCCGCCAGCACGATCCCGATGGAGGTCCGCCAGAACTACCAGTCGGCGGCGGACGGGCTGGACGCGGTGGTGGCGGTCGGGGTGTTCGGGGACACGTACCAGTCGCGCCTCTCCCGCATCCTCAGCGCGGAGCAGGGCTCGCTCCGGTCGTCCCAGGCGCGGCTTGATGGGGCGGAGAGCGACGGACCGCCCAAGAGCGTCGATGGCATGGTCGCCCAAGCGGTCCGCTCCGTGGACAACGCCCTGATCGAGGCCGGCGTCACGGTGTCGCCGCGAGCGACGGGCACCTACACCGGCATCCGCGACCACACGCTGACAGCCACTGACACCCTGGAGGGGCTGGCAGCGTCGTTCCTGGGCGATTCGTCGCTGTGGTACGACCTCGTCGTTGTCAACGACCTCACCTACCCCTACCTGTCGCCCACGGGCGCTCCCGGCACCCTGGCCCCCGGTGATGCGATTGCGGTCCCCACCACCGGCTCCGCACCGACCCCGGCTGTCGGCAAGGGCCGCGCCCAGCAGGCACCCATGGACGACCTGATGGGCGTGGGGATCAGGCTGAAGGAAACGGTCAGCGGCTCCTCCGGTCGCCCCCTGGTGGACCTCGACATCGACAAGTCCACCGGCACCGACGTGGCGCTGCTGAGCGGCGTCCCCAACCTCGCCCAGGCGCTCCAGATGCGGATGTGGACGGAGCGGGGCTCGATTCCGTCTGCGCCCAGCTACGGGCTCCGGCGGTTGGTAGGCTTCGGCGTAGTCGCCGCCGACGTGACTGCGCTTCGGATCGCGGCCAGGGAGACCGTCCTCGCGGACTCACGGGTGGCCCAGGTCCAGCGCCTGTCGCTGGAGGTGGACACCGACCTTGTAGACCTGTCGATGGACGTGGTGCCGATCGGGTCCACGTCCGCACGCACCCTTCGGAGCAACCTCAACTAGATGGCACGGTTCAGCCCAGAGACCTTCAGCACCTTCCTGAAGCGCATGGCGTACCGCGTCGTCGCGCGCTCCAACCTCACGGATCTTGAGGTTGGCGGGGAGCTATACGTCCTCCTGTCCGCGTTCGCGCGGGAGTTGGACGGCATCTCGTTCCAGACGAGCAACCTTCAGCGGCTGTGGAGTCTCGACACCGCCACCGGGGAGGATCTGGACGACCGGGCCACCGACTTCTACCCCGGCACCCTGGTGCGCCTGACGGACCTCCAGGCGACCGGCACCGTGGTGTTCTCGCGCTCCGGCGTGGCCGGCACCGCGACCATCCCGGCTGGACACGGGGTTCGCGTCGCTGATGGCGCGGAGTTCGTGACGACGGCGCTGGGGAGCATCACCCCCGGCAACACCGACTCCGCTGCGGTCCCGATCCAGGCCATTGAGGCGGGTCTCGACGGCAACGTGGATGCGACCACGATCACCATCTTGGACGCCCTGGCCGGTGTGGACACCGTGTCCAACACCGTCCCGACGGCCGGAGGCCAGGACGAGGAGACCGACGACCAGTTCCGCCGCCGCATCCGCGACTACCTGCGGGGCCTCCCCCGTGGGACGATCGATGCGCTCCGGGGCGCGGCCCTGACGGGCGCGGTCGATGGGGTGGGCCGCGTGGTGTCGGTGGAGGTGGTCGAGGACCCCGCCAACCTGGGCGAGGTCACCGTGTACATCGATGATGGGTCCGGTACGGCGTTGCAGTCGGACACGCTCACCGCCACGGAGACCGTGGTTGCCTCCGCATCCGGCGGCGAGGTGCGGGTGTTCACCGACAACAAGCCCATCGTCGCGGGCGAGACCTTCGCCCTGGAGATCAACGCGGCAGCCCAGGTGGAGGGGGTGGACTACACCCTCAACCGCGCCTCCGGCCAGATCACCCTGACGACGGCGCTGACCGCCCTCGATGCGGTCACCATCACGGACTACACGTGGTACACGGGCCTGATCGCGGAGGGCCAGAAGATCATCGACGGCGACGCCGCCGACCGGACCAACTACCCCGGCTACCGGGCGGCTGGGACGCTGGTCACCGTGCTCGCTCCGACCGTGCTCAGCATCTTGGTCGCGGCCAATGTGATCTTGGAGGAGGGTTTCACGGCGTCCACGGTCCTCACTCAGGCCCAGAACGCGCTCCTGCGGTACGTCAACGGGCTGGGGATCAACGGCGACGTGGTCTACAACGAGTTGGTTCATCAGGTCATGGCGGTCCCTGGGGTGTACGACGTGTCGTTCACCGCTCCGACCGGCGACGTGGTGGTGGGCGACT